AGTCTTTTCCGTATACGACCTGCTTTGTCTGCCTTGGTCGCTTTTTCATCGTGTCTCTTCTCTAGCAACTTCCTTTGTTGCTTGTTCTGAGGATGTTTGTTCTTAGTCATCGAATGTCAATGGCAGTGGTTCAGGCAACTCTGCCAATTCTTCTTCTATTAGAAAGCAAAGTACATCAGCTTCAGTAAGATCGTTATGGTCCAAGATCTCTTCGAAGGTATATGTTTCTAATATGTTCTCTGCTTCCGATAGTTTCACTTATTGATTAATGAAAGATATAAAATAACGCAGTAATAGAAGCTGCGAAGGCTCCTACAAAGAACCCGATACTAGCATACAGGAATTTAATCCCTGCAATCTGCAGTGTATCGTATTCTCTCACTTCAAAATAATCAGTTTCTCTGAATTCTTTTTCAGTCATACCAGTATTCTTGTTACAAATATATGGATTAAGACTCCTGCACACACACCCATCCAGAAGTATTCATGTTTGCGGTAGTCAGGCATTTAGTTCCTCCACCCATGTGTTTGGAATAGAGCCGATTGCATAGGGAAATCCATGCTTCTCAGCCCAACGTACATACTCCTTTCTGAAAGAATAGAATACAATCCGAATGTCCAGGTGGGGGTTCATCTTTTTAACGGCCACCATCTTTCTTTTTGCTTCTGGTCTGAAGTGGCCTTTAGCTTCAACTAAGATAGTCTTAGTTAATCCTTCCAACGTAAAGTCAGGAATATAATTCCCTTCAATTACGTAAGGTATCTTGTCCCTCTCGTAGCTGACTTTTATTTTCTTCTGTTTCTTCAGCCACTTGTGTAGAGTCGTCTCGAACTTGTTTCGTGTCTTTGCGTCGTATTCAGCCATTAATGGTACACAATCTTACCGTTCTTGTCAACTTCAGGGACATCAGGCTTACGCTCTACTCTTGTGAGGTAGACTGGTCCACTGGCATAGAGGAATGTCCGAAGTAGTGGCTTGCAAGCGTATTTGTAAGCTGAGTAACTAGCTTGCGTGTCGAGCTTAAAATTTCCGCTCTTTCCGTCTGGGATGCTCTTGCAAGTGCATTCGGGAGGAATATCGCATCCGACAATTCTCTTACACTCCGCAATTCTTTTTGTAATTCGATCAGGTCTGACACGATGTTCATAAAGACATATATGTCCTAGTTGTTTATCTATGGCAAGAAGATAGCCGCGATCTTTGCAGGTAACACAAGGGTCGTCAGCGCTACCCACCACATAGCCATCAAGTTGATCGAGATACCCAAATGGATCGTCTTCTTCAATGGACCCAGTCTTGAACTTCTTAAAACCAAGGCTTGATGTAGACTTAACATCAACAATACAACCATCAATAACGCAGTCGCGATGACCTTCGACTCCATCAAGAATGATTGCATCTTGCTCTCCTACAACTTCATGCCCTGCTGCTTTAGCATAGGCAATTGCCATGGCTTCTATGAAGTGACCGTAGTTGTACTTAATCAACGCATAAGGAGGCAAAGGTTCTGCCAACTCAGGATGATGAATTGAATACCACAAGGCACGAGGGCATTGTTCTTTCATTTGAGAAAGACGTAGCTTACCCTTTGGCTGTTGTGGTTCAAGCTTGACTGATACATCCAGAGGCACCTTGCCTGCAATGGAATATATGTCAGCTACTAATGTAGATATATTAGGCACTTTTCTCTTGTTTGAAATATTCCACAATTTTATCAATGTGGACAGGTGTATAATTAATTGCTTCTACACTCAGATTAAGTTGATGAGGCTCTCTGGACTTGTTCTGATGAATATGTCCATGAGCGTTGTGTTCCCCATTCCTTAATCCGTACTTAGGAAGTGGGAAATGCGAAGCGGTGAAGGCAATTCCTGCCTCCTTTTCGGAAAATCCCTTCCAGATTTCTGCTTTCTCGAAATGCTTAGCGAGTGCAGGGTTCCAGATTTTGTCATGGTTTCCGATAATAAGACGCTTCTTCCCTTTAAGTCGGGACATAAGATTGTTAAAGGGACCATCGTACCTGAAGGTAACATCACCGAGGTGATAAACGTAGTCATTATCTCCGACGAGTGAGTTCCAGTTCTTGATGATGGTCTCGTGCATTTCTTCCAACGAGTTAAATCCATCTCGGATACGCTTTCCATCGTCTCCAGTGAACTTAAGAATGTTCGAATGGAAGAAATGGGTATCTGAGATAAACCATTTCTCGTGGATCATTTTATTGCACCAATTGTGAGATTTGAATGGCCATCCATTTGATGCCAAAGATGTAGAAGAGAGTAATTACAGGACCTAGTGTGAGACACAAACCCCACATTTCTAAGAATGAAAATTTAGGAGCTACTTTGTGTTTGTCCTTTTCCTTCTTCTCTTTGTCCTTCTTTGCCATGTATTCTTGGAATACTTCGAAGTCGGACATGAAATCTGTAAATCGACTCATTGAATTGTTGTTCTTTCGCCGACGTCTGGTCGACATGTTAACGGGAATAAAATACATTGTTTTACTCCTTCTTGTTTCCTACTCGCCCCGGTGGACGAGTTTCATTAAGGAGGCACCAAGTACATGGGATGTTGTAAGTAGTAGATAGAGGTCGGAGGAAGGTTCATGGCGGCTCACCTTTTCTGTTCCTCTGTTGGACCTTGACGCAGGCTAATGAGACCTGTTTGGAGGCACCTTCGATACTAAGTTTCCATAGTTACTACAAGGCTCTGTGCAACTCCCTTTATCCTCTTACCAATCTAAGTTCCACTCTATGTGTTTCCTTTTCCAAGGGAAACCTCAAGGAGCTTTCCTTAGTGATCTTCACCTATGTCAACAGGCTACTGAGTTTAGGGGCCTATGCTGAGGTCTGTTCGCACCAACCTGTGCACTTCTGCATCAGCGATGGGCTATGTAGAAACCATCATCCATTGAGAGTTGGCGTCCAGTTTCAGGGACTGGATGGCTACTTATCAACGGGCAGTTCGCAAACGTCTTGTCCCATTCCACGGCTCAAATCAAGAAGAGGACGGTCACCCTCTATTCACCAGATTTCACCCTGGGCGTATCCGCTGCCTTGTCTCTACCTACAGATGAATGAGACTCCCAATAGTGTCACCAGTGTTAATGGGAAGGACTCGAACCTTCTCTATTGGTTTACCAGACTTCATCTTCCAACCAATGGCTGGAATGTAGAGGGGGCCTTTCTACGCATCAATGATACCGTTTGAAGGAGAGGGACGAACCCTGTTCTCCTGTTTAGCTCCCACTAGGAATGGTCGGCATTTAAGCTAGGATCGTCCGCATTTACTTACTCATCCTAATCCACTGTGTACCTACTACGCGCTTTGCGCAGACGGATTTGAACCGTCAATGTCTTAGGTGGAGAGTAAGTTTGGCCCATGAAGATCAAGGTGTCAAGCTGTTCCATACTAGTTCCACAACTAGCGGTTACAATCAAGACGATCTTACCGGGACTGTGCTCCCAGATAGAATACCTCACTGGAAGACTGCTGTCGCCCTTCAAGGTTGAGCGATTAACCATTCACGCTCGCCCATCTACACTAGTAGACCACTAGTAAGCTAAGGCAATCCCGTTGTCGGGATGTGAGCGCGTCTCAGTGACCGAATCAGCCACTGGCCTTGTTGCTCTTGACGAGAAGTTGAGTCCAGCGCGTGCTGGCTTCCCGGACCTTGGGGTTTAACGTGAACCGCTTGCTCGCCGGAGGTTGCTACCACGTTCTCACTACGACTTTCCAATAAGGCTCTCTGTATGTCGGAGAGGTGAGATATGTAACAGTGGGTTACGTGAGCTAGACTGTTTCTCTCTTGCGGAGAGTCCGTTCCTGACCCCGTGTCAGGCGGCTTAGGAGTCACCCTTAGCGGTACCCGATTAGGTCTTTACAGCCTCATCTGTAGATGAGTTTACCCCTATTTTAGCCTCCACTGGGGACTGATATGGGCGGGCAGTTAAATGCCAGTCATACCTGGCTGCAAGAGGAACTAACTTTACCTCCAGCGCTTATCTGGCGCTTCCTTCTTCAGGGGAGTTGACATTCAATCTGGATCATCCCATTTGGACTGGGAATTGGTAGAACCGGTGGGTCGTTAAGCCACATCTCAGAAGTACAAGTTCCGGCTTTACACTTAAGCTACAGTTCAAATTCTATCTTTAGAATTGAGGGGCAGGTTGTTCAGTTAATCCCTGAACTTGTACCTTTTCCTCATCGTTAAAGCTGTCTTTCTCAAAAGGAACTAAATTATCAATTCGTACACTCTCTAGACGCATGGCCTTGGCTGATCCACCACCAGGAGTGGGGTGTGTGTACACCTCCATCTTCACAGTAACATCAGAACCATTGCCAATAGCAACAGAAGTAGGAGACCCGTTTGCGTCAGCAACGACAGGTGGAGTAAAAGCAACCACCTTCCCTCGAATGACCTTCTCAGTCGGTCTTCCGAGTTGAATGTGGTATCCTTCGTCGTCTTTCTTAAGGACATTCTTCACACCCTCCGCTTGAAGTTCCCGGATAGTTTCCAGAGCTTCATTATCCGGATAAAGTTGAAGACTCCAACGCTTATATTCCACATCTGGAATGTAAAGACGATTAGCCCACTTGGCCTTGCCCTTTAGATAAATATTATAGCTTTTCTTTTTACTTGTTAATTGCATTAACTTAACCGTAAATCATCGCAGTGATGTTGATGTCACGAACATCATCACCCTCGACTTCCTTAATTTCTCTAATGGCAATATCTTCCTTTTCAACCTGATCGAGATCATCATCGATATCTAATTCGATTTGGCCCCACTCAGGACGATTAAATTCATA